CTAAGGAGAATCTAATAATGTTAGATGCCATCAAACCATTACTAGATAGCGGCCTAATCAATGAAGATGTCAGCAAAGAACTCAACGAAGCTTGGGAATCAAAGCTGTCAGAAGCCAAAGAACAGGTACGTGCAGAACTTCGCGAGGAGTTTGCACAACGCTATGAACACGACAAGAGCGTGATGGTTGAAGCCCTGGATCGCATGGTAACCGAAGGTCTAAACGCAGAGATCGAAGGCGTTGCAGCTGAAAAGCGTCAACTAACTGAAGATCGTGTGAAGTTCCAAACCAAAATGAAAGAAAATGCCACTAAGTTTAACGACTTCATGGTAACCAAATTGGCAGAAGAAATCGCAGAAGTGCGTAGAGATCGCAAGGCTCACAACACAGGACTAGAAAAATTAGAAACCTTTGTGGTGCGTGCTCTTGCAGAAGAAATCATGGAATTCGCTCAAGACAAACAAAAGGTTGTTGAAACCCAAGTACGTTTAGTGCGCGATGCCCGTGTAAAACTTGAATCATTGAAAGCACGTTTTGTAAAAGAAAGTGCTGCTAAGATGGGTCAAGCGGTATCCAAGCATCTCAAGGCTGAACTCAACCAGCTACGTGAAGATATCCAAGTTGCACGAGAAAACAACTTTGGCCGTCGCATCTTTGAAGCCTATGCGGCTGAATTTGGTGCTACACATCTCAACGAAAATGCAGAAGTGCGCAAGCTCAATGTATTGATCGCTGATAAAAATGCCAAGCTGAGCAAGGCTGTACAAGTTGCAGAGCAAGCTCGTGTGGTTGTGGAAAGCAAAGAACGTGAAATTCGTATGATTCGTGAAAACAACGAACGTGCCAACACCATGGCAGACCTGTTGGCTCCTCTAAACAAAGAGAAGCAAGAGATCATGCGTAATTTACTTGAAAGCGTACAAACAGCTCGTCTGAAGAACGCTTTTGAAAAGTATCTACCAGCGGTGCTCGAGAACCGATCTGTGAAAGCCCAGAAAGTGATCACAGAATCGATTAGCGAAGTGACTGGGGATAAAACTACCTCGCCTCAACAAGATGAAGATCGCAGCAATGTGATTGACATCAAGAGATTGGCAGGATTATAAGCAAAAGGAGACTATTATGTCAGAGCAATTACTCGAAAACCGCTGGGACGAAACCAAAGAAGCCCTAATGGAAGGCCTTAAAGGTTCACGTCGCAGCACCATGGGTGTTATCCTCGAGAACACTCGCAAGTATTTGAAAGAGAATGCAACCGCTGGCAGCACTGCTGCTGGTAATGTCGCTACTCTTAACCGTGTCATTCTTCCAGTGATTCGTCGTGTGATGCCAACTGTGATCGCTAACGAACTGGTAGGCGTTCAGCCTATGACCGGTCCAGTGGGCCAAATCCACACTCTGCGTGTACGCTATGCAAGCTCAATGAGTGACACTTCAGCTGCTGCTACTTCAACCATTGCTGGTGAAGAAGCACTGAGTCCATTCAAGATTGCAACAGCTTACTCGTCAGCAAGCACAGTAAGTGCCGGCGTTCCTGGCGCAAGTCAGACTCGCTACACTGGTGCTGACACTTCAATTCTTGAAGGTTCTGGTGGTCGTAACATCAGCGTTCAGATCCTGAAGCAAGCTGTTGAAGCCAAGACCCGCAAGCTACAAGCTCGCTGGACTTTTGAAGCAGCTCAAGACGCACAAGCAATGCATGGCATTGACGTAGAAGCAGAAATCATGGCAGCTTTGGCTCAAGAAATCACAGCTGAAATTGACCAAGAAATCCTGTTGAGCCTGCGTACTTTGGCAGCAACAGAGTTCACATACAACCAAGCTACTGTATCTGGTACCGCTACATTTGTTGGTGACGAACACGCCGCTTTGGCAGTTCTGATCAACCGTGTTGCTAACCTGATCGCTCAGCGTACACGTCGTGGCGCTGGTAACTGGGCAGTTGTGTCACCTGCATCGTTGACTGTGCTGCAAAGCGCAACAACTTCAGCATTTGCACGTACAACTGAAGGCACATTTGAAGCACCTACAAACACTAAGTTTGTTGGTACATTGAACGGCGCAATGCGTGTGTTTGTTGACAGCTATGCCAGCGACGCACAAGCAGTTCTAGTTGGTTACAAGGGTTCAAGCGAGGCTGATGCAGCCGCGTTTTACTGCCCTTATATTCCACTGATGAGTTCTGGCGTTGTTCTGGATCCAAGTACTTTTGAACCAGTAGTTAGCTTCATGACTCGTTATGGTTACATCGAACTTACCAACACAGCAAGCAGCTTCGGTAACGCAGCTGACTATCTGGGTGAGATCGCTGTTTCGAACTTGTCGTTCAGCTAATCAAAAACTCTCAGGGATGGGAAAAACTACCCCGCTTCGGCGGGGTTTTTCTTTGGTGTAAATATGCAATGTTTTTGACCTTGCGACACAGGCCGGATCTTAGATTGGTGCCAAGTTCGGTGGGCGCGATATCTGAATTTTTTCCTAACACCAAACTGTTGATTTTGACTCTGCAAGACCTCAATGGAGTGAGTCGCATCACTTGGTTTAATCTGTACGACCGCATCATTAGCTGTGTACGCGAGCACAAGATAGAGTTAATTGTGATAGATCGCACTGGCGAGCCCAAGATCTTAGACGAACCTGAACACTATGGACCCAATGACATCACCATAGCAGATTCACTAAGGTCTGTGTGCGCCACAGTAATTGTAACTGATGACTATACCTATTACAATCAGGTTCATGAGCACGTGGTCTGCTTTCCCTATAACATTTGGCTACTAGCATCACGCAGTGTGGACCGGTATGAAAACTTTCACGGAAATGGCTACGACACAGGTCTGCCAAAAATTCGTCCCCTAATGTGTCTGAATAGAAAGTTACATTGGCACAGGATTTTTCTATACCTAGAACTACGCAAACGTGATTGGTTACATCAAGTGGACTTTAGTTTTATACTTGGTAATGATCAAATGCACACAGATTTTCTTCTGCGCGATCTAACTCACCAAGAAATTGACCAAATGCATCTAGCCAGCAACGAACTGCCAATTGTGTTGTCCGAAGAACAGGTCAGTGACACCGGCAACTTTACATCCAACGGCAGCATACAGCATTGGACTAGTGTGAATCTTCCGGTGTATAATCGCACAGCTATGAATCTAGTCACCGAAACCAGTTTAAATCACGGAATTCTGCTCACAGAAAAAGCAGTGAAGCCTATCATGGCCTATCAAATTCCTGTGATACTAGCAGCACCCGGAGCCAATGCATGGCTACAGAGTCTTGGTTTTGACCTGTTTGCAGACTTTGTGCCCTGGGCACACTGGGACAGCGCAAAAGATCAACGACAAAAGATTCTCAGCATGGTGAACTGGCTAGACACTGTGATGCAGGATCCAGAACAAATAGTTTCATATCACAGACTGAGTCATCACAGACTACGGGCAAACAAGCAACTATTTCACAGTGCAGAGTTTGTCAGACAGCTCGAACAGCCTATTAGAGCCTATGCTGAGTCTATCTTATTTTCCTTTTAAATTAGAACATGCTGCTTGAAAATCTCTGTACTTGGAGTTTATTAACCCATATGAAGCACCAGGATTTTGTTGTCTATACGACTCTTTTTGTTGTTCTACGCAGTCATCATATTTGCTAGAACATCCTACTATTAAAAAAAGAACTATGAGGTACCGCATAATAGTTTCCTTAAATGACGGTTATTCATGTGTCAGGAAACCGTCAAACCCCGTGAGCGCAGCCCATCCCGTTTTCGCGTCAGCGGAGCCGGAATATGGATACGGGTCCGGCTTGAAACTGGTGCACTAGATGGGAATCGAACCCACTACTTGGAGCCTCAGAGGCTCCGGGCCGACCGTCGGCACTAGTGCATACGTAATTATGCCAGATTTATATACATAGGTCAAATAATTTGAAAAATCACTAAATACAGCTAACGCATCCTGCGTTTTATGCGGATACCACCGCGTAGTGGTTAGAACCCACATCGGACTTCTTTAAGGAGAAAACAAATGGGACGTCCTCTCAAAATACAAAAATATTCTACAAATTCAGGTGTTGGATCACCAGGCGCAGCAGTTGGTATTGACATTGGTTTTCCAAATTTTGGTTCACTAACTAATCCAGTGTTTAACGTTGATCCTACCACACTGAGCAATGCTGACTATCTGGGTGTAGTTGGTGGTGATCGTACCACAGCCACTTCGGCCACTAACCCAGTGGTTAAATGTATTGTGAACATTGCCAACAGTTACACAGGGGTAGATGACGGTGTTATTATACGTCAAAAAGGTTCTCACAAGTTTTTAGTTGCTACTAACACAGCAATTGATCCTGCTAACGCAGTGGGTAGTGTCAGCGTTCGCATTGCTAGTCTAGGCAATACCAACTGGTTGGCCATGGGCGCACCAGTGGGTGCAACAGTAGGAACTATCTTTTTGGTAACAGCAGCCGCAGATGCAGGCACCACAGGTTTATGCCAAGAAGTTGGTGTTTGTGTGTTAGATAATGATGCAACTCCAGCCGCTGGTCTTATGGCCATTGGATTCTCAGTGGGCGATTCAACTATAACTTACATCAGCAAATTAACTAACAAGTGGTTACTTGACTGGACTGGTGGCAACGGATACACACAATCTGACATTACCGGTGATGTTCGTTATGTGTCCAACTTCTTCACTGATGAGGGAACTGTTATCAAGTCTGGTACTGCCAATACTACAGTTATCCCAGGTCAACTTGAAAAATGGACTAGTTAATCTTTTTAAACTAACCCGCATCCTCCCAGAGCTACATACTGGGAGGATTTTTTATGTCTACAGCATTTGCATTAGCCAACGGAGTAAGCCGACAGGGACTGGATTTGCCCTGGATACATCATTATGGACCTATCTACGGTTGTAATGCTCTTTACAAAGATTTTGAACCTGACGTTTTGGTGGCTACTGATGCGCCAATCAGCGGACGCATACAGGATTCCGGATATAGTCAACGTAGGATATTCTACACTCGCAGATGCTTGCCCAATTCTGGTGCTAGACAAATACCTAAAAAGTACTATGGAAATAGTTCAGGCCCAGTGGCTGCTGCCCTAGCTGCTATTGATGGGCATAGTCATGTGTATCTACTGGGCTATGATCTTGGGCCAGGGGCTGATGGTAAATTTAATAATGTGTATGCTGGTACAGAATTCTACAAGTCTCAAGGTACTCCCCCTACTTTCACAGGCAATTGGATCAAGCAGATTAGCACTGTAATACAGGATTTTCCTAAGGTGCGCTGGACTCGTGTTTACGGCGCAACTACTATGAAGCACGCGGAACTTGACAAACTAAGCAATCTAGAACATGTGGAAATGGCACTGTTTCTAGCACGTATAAATACACAAAAGGAAGCTTAGATGTCAACTTACAAACGTGTCAGCGGTGACTACAACATTGTTTCTATTAACCCTACAGACAATGTCAGCATCACAACCAATCAAGTAACCGTTTCAGGGAACATCACATCGACTCAAAATCTAACGATAGGTAACGTTGTTGCCAGTGGGAATATATCCACTGCTAACCTTAC